GGAGTCGTAGAGTCGTCAGACGACTTTTTGTGCGCTCGCTCACTGCGCCGATAGTTCCGGTCGTACTCGCGTTTCGCCTCCAGGTCGCGCATGTCGCGGTATTCGGCGTAGCTAACGATGCGATGCATGAACTGCCCCTCACGGACAATTCGCCGCCCTTCATCCTCTGAGTTCCGGCTGTTTGGGTCCCGCTCTGAGAGGTAGTCAATCGCAGATTGCACATCATCGATGGAGCCACCCAACATCGCGGCGAGCATCTTTGGGTTAATCTCGACAAAGCCTTTCGCGTCGGCATTCGCGATGATCCAATTCCAAACTGCGAAAACATTCAGGCCCGCGCCGAACATCGAGCCTTCATACATTGATCTGAACACCTTTCCGTACATTACCTTTCACCCCTTGTTCCGATTCACCTATATCGAGGTTGCGAGGTGCGTCTGCGCTGACGCTCCCCACTGTTACGCAAGTCCGAAGGTGAAAGGGTAAGGGAGGACCGCGCCAAAGTTTTATGTGTCCTTCTCGGTTGCTCCAGCGGCAAGGCATAGCGGGGACGTGGGGGTAGGCGTCCCCGCTCCGCGCTCAGTTGCATCGGAAGAAGGGTAGTCCGATGACCAGCGCGAACATGCCGGTGCGCGTTATGCCTGTCTCTCACTCACAGGCGCACGCGAGATGAAATCGTTTATGTCGCTTGCTAACCATGCGACGCAGCGTACTCCAAGCCGATGTGGACGTGCGAGACGCCCGGATTCCACGAGCCTATAGATGGTAGCCCTCGATACCTGTATGCGTCGCTTTACTTCGGGGAGCCTCAGAAAGCGATCCTCGTAAATATTGCTCATTTTGATATCCCCTCTAACCGTGAATGCACACGGATGCCAAAGCTACGCCGCTTGAAGTGAGTTGGGTGTTGCTAACCCCTCACCGCGACCACACCAGACGGTCTTAGTCGCTTTTCCTTGTCAGGAACAGGGCGTGGAGCGCTCGCACGCCCCACGCAGGGTAGTTACTGGATCTTGATTCCGAGCAGCGGGGAGAGGCCGATATTCTTCGACATCCCTCCGACGCGGGCGAATCCAACGAAGCCGACTTGGAAGCCAGCAGCATAGCGCTCGTTCAGACGAAGGATCCCGAGTCCGGGGTTCACCTGACGGAACACATACGCCTGTTTGAAATCGCCATACCACATGGCAATCTTGGTGCTAGTGACACCGTCCATCTGCGTTACCAACTTCAGCGGACGACCCAGAATTGTGCCCGGAAAACCAGCCCGTGGACCATCAGCATACGGGATAAACAACGGACGCCCTTGAAGGTCAGACATGGCGATCAGCACGCCAAAGGTCGCGTTATTGCACGCCCAGGTCGCGTTCGGCTGGAACGCAGGATCCAAACTGCCGACGGCGTTCGCAATGTCAGCATAGGTGAGCTTGCCCGCTGTTGCGCTGGTGATGGTCGAAGTTCCGTAATCGCTCGAAAGAGATCCCACGTTTGCGCCGTTGCCCGAATAGATCAGGGCAGACGCGCCACGGAAGAAACGCATCGCGAAGCGGTCACGCACCCACGAGTCAATATCGAACCCGGAGTCCTGAAGCAATGCGAAATCGACCTTGATGACTCCGGTGGTGAAGTTGTCAACACTCAGGGTCTTTCCAGAAAGTGTCGGGTCGGTCTCGCTCGCGTCAGTGCCAGACGTAACTGCTGTCAGGCCGTTGGTGGTGTCGTTGTCCAGAACGTACTTGATCGGCTCGCCATTGTCTGTCCTGACCACATCCACGATGTCATACAGTTGACCGTAAGACTTCTGGGCTTCGATTACCTGTGGGTTGAAGCCGACTGGAATAGCGATAGCTTGACCAGAAGCGTTCAAGTCGCGAAACTCAATCGCGCCCGTCCGCATGTAATTGCGGAACGCATCCTTCTGACGCCGGTCACGCACTTCGGCCCGCTCATCGGGGTCGTTCGACTCGCCGGGGTTCGGGCGAGACGGTCGCTCGATAGCGCGAAGCTCGGCATGATGTTTCTCAAATGCTTCGAGTCGGGAAATGTCGCCTTCGACAGTACCAACCTCAGCCATCATCGCGTCGTACTTCGTGCGAGTCTCAGCATTCACCTCGCCCTTGAGCAGCACGCTAACGTCTGCCCACAGCTTGTTCCTCTTCTCAATCAATTCTCTGAGAATCATTTGTCGTTACCTTCAATTTGGAGTGGTGCAGGGAGGGTCTGCCCGACCATCTGCCACCGCGCAGACGAGTGCGATTGAACGCAGCCGACTAAGCGGCGCGTCCACGCGGCGTATTGCGAAAGCTCGTGAGGGATTCGTTTTGAAAGGCACGGGGGGAAGCTCGGGCTACCCCCCGCGATGCATGAGCAAACCGGGGTAAGAAAGAAAGGAAAAACCCCCGTGGACCTGCTGCTCACGCGAGAAACAGATTCAGAATGTCGCTATCAGGCGACGGAGTTCCTTTTCTCCTTGGCTCGATTCGCCATCCAACTGCGGACATCCTGCTCAACAAACCCGACGAGACGAGCGGACAATCTAACCGGGGCCGGAAAACTGCGCGCATTGATTAATCGTCTTAGGGTATCGCGACTGCAGCCTATTAGACTGGGAAGTTCGGGCCAGCGTAAAAAGCGACCCTGGTATGTTTCGTTCTCGCAAATCAAATTCTTCATTCCAGTATTCCTTAGCCGTGGACTCGCCACGGACTGCTAGTCCTGAACTGCCTTCAGGAACGTTCTCGCTCACTCGGGCTAATGAAACATGCAGCCCGCATCGTGCCAACACAGCCTACCGCGCCTACCTGCTCACATAGCGCTACTGTGAGGATTCATCGACAGCGCCCGCTGTGACTGCGGATCGGGAAATATGGCGCTCGGGTTTGCCAGTACCGGCCAGTCGTTTCTCGAAACGCTCGGGGTCGGTTCCACGCTTCGCTAGTTCAGCGCGGAACTCCCCGAAGGTGCATTGGCGGCCACCGATGCAAAAGGTCGTAGTCTGCCCACCGCACTTGAACTCGGTTGCATGGAAGGGAATCGGACGCTCGGGAATCCTTGCGGCCTCGAACGCTCGCGCAGCTTCCACTTGCAATTCGGCGTGAGCCTTGTGCTCAGCGACACGTTGGGCAGCTTCACGGATGCCAATCTGCGCTCCAACGGCGCCGAAGTCGCGCTTGGCGACATGCGCGGCGATCTTTTGCTCTGCGCCTTGCAGAAACTCTTGCTGTTCTTCGTAAGTCATAAATTGCTCCTAAGCTGTGGCCACTTCGGTTGCCGCATAAGCAGGCACGGTCACTGGCGAGGCATCAAAAAGGTCGGCAACTTCGAGGATGCGGCGCGTCAGCCTTCCATCGGCGCGAACATCCCACTGGTCGCGACCACAGATAAACCCGAACGAGGATCCTGTAATGTCGCGACGGTTGACCAACTCTTTTACCTCGCGGCCCGTGGATGTATCGGGCAAGTCACATACGTACTGGAGTCCACGCGAATCAACGCTAAGCCTCACAGTGCCGCTCGCTGTTCTTCCCAACAGGTTGTTGGGGTCATGATTAAACATGCACCGAACGTCTGGCTTCGCTGCTAGAACTCTGTCGAAGGCGTGGCGGTCGATTTCCTCAATAAAGCCAATGTCTTCGCTCGGACTGTCAAAAATCGCTGCAATGCCTTTAATCGTGCCAATTGCCATAGTCCCTCTCTCCTCTACAACGCGCTGGGATCGAGGCCAACTGCCTCAAGCGCTTTACGTAGCTCTTTTCGTGCGCTCGCCAACTCGCGTTCGGAGGCATCAAGGTTGGCCCTTCCGGAAGACTCCTGCTTCGGCTTTTCGTCCCGGACGGCAATCGCGATTTCAGTCTCGGCAAATGCAACGCCGGTCTGAGCGCGGATGACCCTTGTATGGATGGCGTCAATCTTCTGCATCGCTTGCTGCGATGGCTGAGTCCAGCGAGTTGCGAGTGCGGTATCTAACTCCGCGATGCACTCGTTGGTCGCTTCTAATCTGTTGCAGAGTTCTTTAACAGTGGATGGTGCATGGGCGTTTACGGTGGTCATCCGTTCGCACTCGGAGGCGACGTGCTGCGCTCGCGCCCTTTCGAGGCGTAGATTCGCGAGGCGCTCAGCCTCGGCTACGACCTTGTTGGAAACTGCGATGTGTATGTTCAAAGTGTCCTTCTCCTATCGGTGAGGGCTGGCGTCGTAACGCGAGCAACAGAAAACCGCCCTGAAAGGCGGTTCGTAGGGTCTGCTTGCCCCTCTATATACTTAGTGAAGTGTTAGGGGCGAATTG